GTATAACCAGTTGGAGATAAGATTAAACGACCTTGTAACGAAGAAATTCTTTTGCTTTGATACAAAAATTCTGTCTCACCACCATTTTCAACAGTATTTAAATAAAGTATAACAAACATTACTCTTCTAGATGTAACAGTGTTTCCATTTTCACAATGGAAAATATGATAACCGCCTTTTGGCGCTGTTTTTTGTATTTTTAAAGATGTCATGCTAATTCTACACAGGCTTGTTGTGTTATGAGGATATTCTTTTAGATATAACGGATAACACTGTTCCCAAAAAATTTGTAAAAAATTTTTAAAAATTTCTGAGCGGTCCATTTCGGAAAACATTTGAGACACATTGCTTTTGTCATAAAGATAATCATAATCATCTCCAACAGAAATTGCTGAATCTTTGTACCAAGAACTTTCTCTATGGTATGCAGGAAGATACACCGATCTATACTCAAAAAAATCAATGAGTTGATTACAGTATTCAGGAGTATAAAAACCATCAAACACTGCAATATGATCTGTTAGCTCAAAATTAATTTCATTCATATCTATAATTTTCTTTTAGTTTGTTTATTTGCAGCTTTCTTTGCAGCTTTCTTTTTTACTCTTGGTTTTGGCATATCTGGTGTTGGTAGCCATTTACCCATTGATTCTGCAAGACTATCAATAATCCTCTCATTTTCGTATTCAATAAGAGAAATTACCATCTTATGTATTGCTTTAGATTTTGGATCATCTGGATCTGGCTTAAGAACTTCATGGACAGCTTCTTCAATCACAGCCATGTGGCAATGGAGTAATTCATGAACAATTGTTGCACGAATTTCCTCTGGTTTATCTTTTCTAAAATCTTTATGCAAATACATTTTTGCTAGATGCTGACCGTGAATAACTTCTGTTTCTCCAAGAGCATCAGCACTAGATGGTTTAGTTTGCATCATAATTGTCCAATTAGAAAGACCCATCATGTTTTTAAGCTTGTTTACATAGCGAATGACCCAGGCATCCATCTCTTCAACTTTTGCAGGCTGTCTTGCCATTTTATATACCACAGTTGTCCTCCACAGCTTTTCTTTCTTCATCATCTGCAAACAGGCGAACAGCGTAGATACATGGATCTCCACCCTCTTCCCATTCAACATCCTCATCATGCGTGGTTGGAACACCATCATGTGTTGAGCACACTGGTCTACTAATCCAGCCCTTATCTATTCCAGTAGTAATCCATTGCTCAAAATTTACTTCCATTGTTCCAAAAAATGGATTAAAATTTTTTTCTGGGTCATAAAAATTATCTGTCATTTTTCCTCCATACAAAAGCATTTCTTAAATAAACAATACTGTATGCAAATGATCCAAGTATAAAACCATATTGCTTTGTAATTACTGCATAGTATGTCCAACAACATTCTACACATATCATCCACAAAAAAGCTTCCCATCTTTTTTTACCGATAAAAAACATTCCTGCAATTCCCATTGCGGCTAATAACCACGACCACGCCTGATTACTCATGGGGTCTCCATTGGTAAAAGAAACTCTCCACGAATCCACATCAGTGCAATCGCAGCATAACCGCCAATATCAAGCAGTGTGTCATAAATGCTTTCATTTGAGACTGCATGAGTAACTCCTTTTGGTTTTGATAAAAGATTTTCTAATCTTGCTACTTTGTCATGCAATCTAATTGTTAGACCGTTAAGACCAAATCTTTCAATATTTTTAGGACCGTAATCTTTTTGTTTTTTAATCAAAGTAGATGTGAGCATATCTCTATTTAAAGATATACCACTTACTCTGCAGTAGTGTAAGGCGACAGCACCAATCATTGACCAAAGCCAACTATGGTACTGTCGGCAATACATTAACTTCTCATCATTGTCACCTTTGTAATAATGTGGATCACTTTCCCATGTTTTATTATCAATGCACCAGTCAATAATATTTTTAATATTACTGATGTGGTCGTCAGATAATTCAATGTTTAAACCATCCCAATAAAAATTACTAAGTCTTGACTTTTGAGAAGTACCGCACTCAATGGTCATGCCAGTTATATCAAACCTATCTACAAACCAAAATAAATCCTTTACGGCTTCTTCCGCACAGTATTCCCATGATTTTGTATTTCGCACAACCACTACTTTCTCCATATCTAGCTATTTGCTCGTTCAACCTTTGGATCTACAATTTCAAAATGACCACGCTTAACCTTCTTAAAGTAAGAACGGTTTGCATTATAGAAATTGTAAAATGTTGGGAGAGAGATTTCAACATCTGTTGCTAACTGAACAGGTGTAATAACCTTGCCAACATTTCCATTAAGGAAATTTACAATATTGTCTTGCTTTGATTTTCTTCCACTCACTTGATTCACCACCTTTTCCTTGAACTTAAAAAGTTCAGCGTATTTTGAATATATTTGTTCATCAATGCTGTAATACTTAATGGTCTTTGATGGAGACCAACCTCTGTAGTGACCGTAAATAACAGAAGCAGCTTCTCTATGATTTAATACTGGAACAAGAGCAATGAGTTTGTTAAAAATAGCATCAAACTCTTTTGTTGCTGTAAAACCAGAATCTTCTTCGTTGATATTTTCTTCTGACATATGTAGCCTTTCTCTAGGTGGAAAGAGACTACCATTTTTAGAAAAGGAAATCAATGGGGTAGCAAAGTTATTTTAAAAATAAAAACAGGCACCCTCACTCATTTATAATAACCTTTCGGAATACTATAAACCTGAAGATGCCTGTTTAAATTTATTTTTTAGCTGATACTTTCTTTGCTACTTTAGTAGTTACTGGTTTTACTTCTTGTTTTGGATTATGTGATTCAATGTGTTTGTCAAGTTTATTTTCAACAACACTTACTTCATTGTGAAGTGTTCTTAGCAAAGAAGCGACCACGCCATGATCTTTCTTGTTTTCTTCTCTTCCCTTTTGTACCAAAGCTGCCAGGATTCCTCCGACAGCAGCAATTAGAGCAACAGTTACGGCTTCCATCAGTCGTCACTATTCTGCAAGCAAAAAGCTTGCAATATCCTCAACTGACATGTCAAACTTACCGAACTCTTCTTCAAAAGAAGAAAGAACCGTAACTAGATCACTCTTCTTAACCGTTTTTGGGTCAAGTGGAACTTCTGTTGCAGCAGGCTTTGGCGAGGAAGGTGTGCTTGCACTGTACGAACCAGCAGGGATTGACGATGCTGGCTTCTTTTCTGGGTCAAGAGGAACTTCTGTAATCATTCCTTTGATCAAATTTGACTGTGAGTCGTGCCATGAAGCAGCCTTGATGTGGTCTTGCATCTGCGTAGCAGCAGACTTAGCCATATTTTCGTGCCAGGACTTCATTGAAGCATGATCTTCAATCATTTTACTCATGTTTTCTGTGTACTTCATATATTCTCCTTATATCAAAGATATGCTTACTAGCATATCATAGTAAATTTTTTATTACTTCATCAGCAATGCTGATTCCAATACTTTTATCCATTTCGTCTTCCATCTCATCTTCCATTTCGTCTTCCATGCTATCTTCATTTTCTGGGGTGACTACTCCATCTGGAATAATGGCAAATCTACACATTCCGTCATCCTCAACTTTTTGAGCGATAACCTTGCACACACCATCACCTTCGTAAAGAACACAGTTAGAACACTTAACTCCGATGTCTTTAACATCGTTTTCTTCAGCACTTTCATAACCAGCCCAAATACCAGTCTCGTCTTCATTAAACTTTCCATAAGTGCGAGCAATTGTTACAAGAGCATCTGCAAGCGCTGCTTCTTCTTCGGCTAGGTCTTCTGCGACCTTATAAACATCAAAACTTTTACTCACTGTTCTATATCCTCCACCTCTTTTTTTGTATTCACGAACAAGCCATGCATTTGCATAAGCGGATGGATAAACATCAAACTTAGCCTTAGCTTCTGCTTTTACCCTAGCATACAAAGCTGGGTCTGTTGGAACATTTTTTGTTGCTGCTTTTTCTGTTGAAACATTTATTGGTTTCTTATCTTCTCTTTGTTGAGTTGATTCAGCAGTTCTTTTTCTTCTAACAGCAGAGGCAATTTGCTCTGGTGTCATTCTTGCCGCTCTTGATGCAGGTACACACTTTGGGTACTTTCCAGAATCCGCATCTGCACGACCACAAGGTTCAAATCCACCACCAGGTTTTGGTCTTGAAATATCAACCCATTTTTCTTTAAACCACTCTTTTAAAGACTTAATTGCATATTCAACATCTTCTTCTGACAGAAGGTCATCATTCTTACCAATGTCACCAATAGCAAGAGCTTGAGCAAGAACTTTTTTCTTTGCAGCCTTAATTGATTCTTCGTTGCCTGGGGTGTAAATATAACAAGCGCCAGAGTCGCCCCATTTAAAACCTGGTTTCCCATCTTTTGAGCATTTATTTACTGGCATAATCTACAATTTTATCACACTATTCATAAATACTCACAACATCAGCCTGCTCCCAGCGCTGAACTGGGATTTGAACTCTCCAGAAGTAGGCAGCAGCATCTTCAGATGAGTATACAATTCGTGCATATGCTTTTTTAGCCCCTTCGTCATAAACAGGACATTTAGCATATGCACAAAAGTAAAGGGCTTTATATTGATATTTATCTTCATGCCAATGAACCGCATTAACAACAACAAGATTTTTATTGCAGTAAGGACATGTTCTTGTTGGATATGGGAAGTCTTTAATCACCTGTCCCAAAATCATATCTATCCTCTCCCTTATCATTGAAAATCTTTTTTCTTAGGATATAAGAAATAATTTCATCAATTTTATTCCGAGCTATTTCTACTCCATCCATTAAAGCATTTAGTTCATCAATTGTCATTTCATATTTGTCTTCTGGAGACATTATTACAAAGGCTGGAACATAACTATCTTCAAAAGGCACAGCCTTAATTATAATCTGGAGAGACTCAATATCTTCTAGATTAATATCAGAGTTAAAGCTTGTTATTCTCATTTACGCTTACTTTTATTATTAATATTTGGTGGAGGTAAAGTTTTACTTTTTTCACTGCTAGATTTGTCTGCTGGTTTAGCAAACCTAATCCATTGGTAGATAAGCATAAGTAAAATACTTGCTTGAAAGCTAACATCTCTATTAAGCAATTCGTTTGCAGAGTATTTCACTCCCAGAGCAGATATAGTTAACCAGATTGCCCAGAATATGAAATTTGACATGTAGAAAGCATATCAGAAAAAAAATAAAAAAATCGTTTGCACAACAAACATTTTCTCAGAATTCATGGTATGCTTCGCATGCGGGCATGCGAGCAAACCTAGTATACTAATATACTTATAAACTATATATACTTATATACTTAGTATACTAAGCATACTAGCACTATGTTCCGAATGGAAAAGATGATAAGGTGGAAGTATGCAGATCATTGCAATTGTTGAATCTGATGATTATGGTCCTGCCGCAATTGTTGACCCTGAGCACATAAGTATTTTTCGGTTTGATGATTTTTATCTCGCCGCTACTAGATGTGTTTTTACCAACATGCCTATCAGCGTAGAAATATCTGAAGAAACAGCCAACGAGCTGATGCAAAAAGGTGTAAAATGTTTGTCTATGTCGTCAGACAAAAATGTTCTGGAGAATGAAAAAGAGTAACACCTTTAATGAAAAAAATTAGCTGGTTTAGTCTAAATCATGTAGATGTATCTGGTGACACTTGGTATAGCCAGGGTTACTACAACGCTGCCCTATCTACAATTAGAGCATTGCAGCAAAAAGAATGTGCTGTGTTTTATACACGAGAAGATATTCCATATCACATTAACTTCTGTCCTCCGACTTATTATCAGCTTCAATCAAAATACAATGTTGGATATACACCTTGGGAATCAACAAAGATTCCACCACATTGGATTGACAACATGCGTAAGTGTGATGAGATTTGGGCTACATCAGATTTTATTAGAGATATTTATATTAAGCACAATGTTAATGCAAATGTATTTACAATACCTCACGGCATTTCTCCAGAGTTTTC